CCTTGATAGCGACATGGAGCTTGTGCGCGTCCAGAAGGATCTGTGCAAAGATTGCGTCACCGAAAGAGAGTGCGCCGCCTTCCTCAATCCACGCAGCGGCAGGCGCAGTCGCTGCAATGTTGATCTTGTGCTCACCGGATGTGGTGATGGTGTGACCGAGCTTTCGCATGATGTTTTCCTCGGAAAGCGTCTGAATGAGGCGAGAATCATACTCCTCGGGTACGAGGTAGCCGCCGTCAGCGTCAACACCCTCGCGAAGGACATCGCTCACCTGGTGGAAGTTGCTGCGAAGGGCGGTAAGCATTCCGGTGCGGTAGGCGTCGGAAGCACGGCCGGTCTTGGGCTTCTCGTCAGCGGTGGACTTGCCGTTCATGGGCTTCTCAGTAATGGGAGAAGAAGTGGGCTTATTCAGCTGTGCTTCCATTGCGGACATGGCTTCCATGCGCTCAATCTCAGCACCGTAGTCCTGCACCTTCTTTTCCATCTGAGCATAGGTCTTGGCATCCTCTTCGGAAAGAAGGCCGTCCTTGTCGCGCTTGGTTTCCACAAATGCCTTTGCAGCGTTCCAAGCCTTATTGCGCTTTTCACGCAGTTCGTTGATCGTCATATAAATTACCTCCAGTTTTTAATGAGATTGAGCCGCTCCATAAGGTCATCGGCTTTTTGTGTACGGGTGGGTTTCGGGGTGATGGCGCATTTTGCGGCGATCTTCTCCATGAGAGAGTTCACCACATTCGCTTTGGAATACAGCATGGAAACGGCAGGCGTGGGTACCTCTTCGGATTCCGAGTTTCTCTGCATGATTTCGTCCGCAAAGCCGAGTTCCACAGCCTTGTTTGCGTCCATCCAGGTTTCCGCATCCATGAGATGAGACAGTTTTGCACGAGACAGCCCCGTCTTGATCTCATAGGCGTTGATGATGGAATCCTTAACGTTTGAGAGCATCTCGATAGCTTTCTGCATCTCGTCCGAATTGCCGAATGCCGCCGTCATGGGGTTGTGGATCATGAGCATGGACACCGGGGACACCAGCACCTTCGTGCCTGCCATAGCGATGACGGACGCTGCGGATGCGGCAATACCGTCAATTTTCACGGTCACATCACCCTTGTAGTCCATGAGCATATTGTAGATTTGAGCCGCTGCCACGCAGTCTCCGCCGGGACTATTGATCCATACGGTGATGTTTCCGCTGCCGGACATGAGCTCGTCCTTGAAAAGCTGCGGGGTGACATCATCGTCAAACCAGCTTTCCTCGGCGATGGTCCCGTTCAGGAACAGGGTTCTTTCCTGTGTCTGTTCCTGCGTCTCCGAGTTCGTTTCCGTCTGGTTCTTCCAATTCCAGAACTTCTTCATCGGTTTCTTCCTCCTTTCCGTCATCGGTAGGTGTATCTGCAAAAGCACCCGCATTCTTCAGCGGGAGCATATTGCCGTTAATGAGGTACAAATCGCCGCCATCCTCTGCCGGGATACGGTCGAGGTTTTCAAGCTCCCGGATGTCATTTGCGGACATCCAGCCGTTCTGGCGGCCGATGGCGTACCCGTTCATGCGGCTCTGGTAATCGCCGCGGAGCAAACCCTCCAGATTGAACTTCACGAAATACACGGCTTTTTCGTCCTTGGACAGAAGCGACCGCTGAATGGACTGCTCCCAGCGGATGACCCACGGGTCAAGGGTGTATTTCACGAACTCTAGGGACTGCTGCTCGATATTAGAAAAGCTCGACTTTTCCAGGTCACCGACCATGTGGGGCGGCACTCGGAAAATTCGAGCGATCTCATTGATTTGAAATTTTCGTGTTTCGAGGAACTGCGCTTGCTCCGGCGAGATGCCGATGGGCGTGTATTTCATGCCTTCTTCCAGCACGGCGATCTTATTGGCATTGCCGCTGCCACCGAAGGTGGACTGCCAGCTCTCCCGCACCCGTTGCGGGTCTTTGATCGTGCCAGGGTGTTCCAGCACACCGCCCGGAGCGGCACCGTTGGCAAAGAACTTTGCTCCGTACTCCTCACAGGCGATTGCCATGCCGATGGCGTTCTTCGCCATAGCGATGGGACTGTAGCCCACCAAGCCATCGAAGCCGAGTCCGGGGATATGCAGCACATCCGAAGGCTGAAGCGTTACGGAGAATTCCTTATTTTTTATAGCTTCGTCCGAGCCACGGTAATAGGTGTAGTACAGCCGACCGTTTTCGTCTCTGTCCACCGACATCTTGTTCGGCATAAGCGGGTACAGAGCTACGATCTCGTTCTTTCCGTTGCGGATGATCTGCGCATAGGCGTTGCCCCAGAGGAGCAGGTGCGTCATGAGGGTTTCCCGGAACACGAAAGAACTCATCTCCGGGTTCGGCTCATCATGGAGCAAGCGGTAGAGCGGATGGTCGAGCGCCATTGCCTTGCCGCCGCTGTCTGTATATTTATATAGGTGTAGTGGCAATCCCGCGACAGCCTCCG